ATGCCCAAAATCGTGACCCCATTGACGCTAGCACAAGTAAAAGCAGCGCGCGCCAAAGATAAAATGTACAAGCTGCCTGACGGAGGCGGCCTTGCTCTTTGGGTGCTTCCATCCGGTAAGAAATCATGGCGGCTTCAATATCGACGCCCGACCGATGGCAAGTCCGACACGCTGACGCTGGGACTTTTCCCAAAATTCAGCCTTGCAGATGCCAGACAATGGCGAGGAGAGATATTAAAAAAAATTAGCGAAGGGAAAGACCCCAAAATAATATCTGATGATGTAGCCGCGAAATATCGCTTCGAGAATTGCTTGGCAGTTTGGTATGACCGCTGGGCTAGATCGGGCGGCAAAGATGGTAACGGGAAAGCGCCGCGTTATGCCAAAGCCGTATTTTCGGCGCTAGAACTGAACGCGATACCAGTTTTTAAAGGCAGGGACATCCGAACAATCGAGACGGCCGAGATTGTAGAAATGCTCCGTAAAATGGAAGCGCGCGGTGTGTTGGAATATCTGCGACGCGTCAAAGGAAATTTAAATTTGATGTTTGACTACTATGTCGCCGACGGAACGCTAAGAAGCAACCCCGTGACCGTTATCGGAAAGCAGGTTTTTGACAAACCCAAAGAACGACACTTTAAGTCTTTGAAATATGACGAGCTGCCGGTACTAATCGAAAAGCTAGAAACCGCCGACGGTATCGGCGACCGTGCGCGCCTGCTGATTTATTGGCAACTCCTAAGCATGACGCGGCCGTCTGAAGCCGCTGGGACGCTACTCAAAGAAATTGACCTTGAGCAAAAAACATGGGAAATCCCCCTTGAGCGAATGAAGACGCGGCCGCACATCGTGCCGTTATCATCGGCCCTGCTGCAAATTTATAACGAGGCGATCAAGCTAAACGTCAACGGAATTTATTTGTTTGAGGGAAGCGGCTTTACAAAATCGCTAGACCGTGAAACCGTCCGACTGAAACTGCGGCGGAAAATGAAACTAGACACGACCGCCCACGGCCTCCGAAGCCTTGCCCGAACATATCTCCGAGAAAAACACAAAATCCGCCGCGATGTCGGCGAATTATTACTTTCTCATGGCATCGCAGACAAGACAGAGCGAGCCTATGACCGCTCCGAACTGCTCGAAGAACGCCGCGAAGCATTGGAATTATTCGGCCGCGATGTGATGGAATTACGCGAAAAATACCGCCGACGAAAAAATGGCGAATAATTTAGAAAGAAAACGCGGAATTTTGCATAAAAACGCATAAAAAACGCGTAATAAAAAATATGTCAAAGACCGTCTGAATATAAGACTTTGAGTATTTCGCCCGACTGCATAAAAATGCAGAGGATTTTTTTAATGCGGAGGCGGAGAGGGAAGTGCGCGGCGAGCCGCTCCGCCGCCGGTCAAAATTCACAAAAATAAGAAAAGCTGAATCCCAAAAAATGGATTCAGCTTTTCTTTTGAGTTTGATTTTATTTTATTTCGGCGTTGGCTCCTCGACCTGATAGCCGTCGAAGTCAAAGACTTTAAGCCCGATCCGCTCATTAACGTCAATGAAACTTTGCTGCAACGGCTTGACTTCATTCGTTGCAAACACTTTTGCCACCGTCATCGCGTCGCCAAGACCACCGGCAGACTTAGGAACAATCCCCATCAGCGCAGGCGGTACGCGATGAATCGCCATCATATCTTCCGCGCTCACGGCTTTGATATTTAGAAACTCGTCCTTTGCCGCGACCTCCGCGATGGGGATTAGTTTAATACCGTCAGGATTTCCGCCCGGCGCGCGAAGCAAAACATTTTTAAAATTGCCGTCGCCTTTTGACTGACGGAGCTGCGACTTGACCTTATCCCAGCCGTCCTCGTCAATCTGCGTATCAGTCGAATAGAGGATAAAGCCAGCGTGAGAACCATTCTTGTAATAACGGACGCGAAATTTAGTCGCAGCCGCGTTTAAATCAATCGAATCCATCGCCGCCAAATAGTACGGAACTCCATAGATTTCCTGTTTCAAATTCGGTTGCATGATATGGATCACATCGTCGCCGGAGATTTTTTCATAGTTCAACTGCACAAAATTATTCCGAAGATAGACAAAGTCTTTCAGGTTTGACGCGCGGCGCATGTACAAAGCCAAGCGGCTTTTCATTCCAACGACCTTGCCCAATCGATTGCGCTGCATCTCAAGATAGCCGTTACCCAAAACCAAATAATTAAAAGCCAGCTTTTCAAATTCCGAACGGCTCAAAAACTCCGTCGGCTTGAAAGTGACTTTCAAAATATTCAGCTTGGCCAGCAAGGCGGACGCATGGTGCAGCCCCTTGGTCAGCAGGCGCTCGACATCGTACAAATTGACAGGCGGCTCGTACCAGTTGCCGTTATCAAAGCAGCCGATGAAGTCGAAAAGACTGTACACGTCTTGGTAGTCCTCAAACGAAAAGACATCACAGTCAAACTGACCCTCTTTCAAAATCTCATTACTCATAATAAAACCCTCTCATTAAAAAACATCAACCGAACCACGCGCCGCCGCGCCGTCGAGCGGCTCTTGGTAGAACACCTGCAACGCCGCCCACGCGACATCAGCATGGCTCAATTCTTTTGTCCGACCGCTGACATAAGTCACATTGCGTCCGCTGCCGGTCACAGCCGTGCGAATACTCATAAAAGCCGCCGTGAAATCTTTCCAATCAAGCTCCCACTCGACGCGTTTCTCACGCATGAGCGCGTGCATTTTGTTGATCATCAAATATTTCTCCTGCATGGAATATTGAACCCCGACCACAGGCGGATAGAATCCCTGCACAATCTGAAAGACTGCCGCGCCCAATCCAGTTTTATCGATGACAACCTTTTGCACGTTGTACCGCTCGAAAGCCTTTTTAATAAAGGCCGCCTGGCTCTGAAAATCATTGCCATGCAACATCTGACGCTCAACAATTCGGAACTTGTCGCCAGCAAAGCGAGGCGGAACGACAGCCACAAAAGCCGCCGCGTCGCCTGAATCGGCTGGGTCATAGCCCAACCAAACAGGCAAATTCCCAACAGGGCGCGCCGCGAACGGTTTATAAAATTCCGCCCACTCGTCCCACGAATCGACCGCGCAGCGTTGCAATGCCGTGAAGTCAAAGACATTGTCGCCGTCCTCCACAAACTCACACATAAAGAGCTGACGAAATTCCGCCGGCGAGTTTTCAAGCAGGAGCTGCTGCCGGTCAAACAGATTACAGCCGCGCCGCTCCGCATCGTCGAGCGTCACAATCTGACGCCATTGCCCATCTTCGCATGCGCGGCCATCAACCAAAGCAGAATGGCTGACATCGAGTTTGATATGCTCCGATTTTTCGCGCCCCTCATTGAACTGCTCCCCATTCCAAAACGAATAAGCCGGATGGGAAACAGCAGAAGGCGTCGAAAAATAAGTAATCCGATATTGTCTTTGCGAGGCCATCGGCTTCGCCAAGCGCGTCAACTCTTTGAAATCAGGAATCCAGAAATACTCGTCAACATACAAGTCGCCATGACGGCCTTGAGCCGTGCGCGAGTTAGTCCCCAAGAAATACAAGACCGAGCCATTGCCCAATCGAATATCCGCGCCTTTCAACTCAACGCCGACCATCTGCGCCATGTCGATTTGATATTGCTTGAATTGAAACGCCTGCGCCTTAGACGCAGACAGAAACACCTTATTTTTCCCAGTCGTCAACGCGTCAACCAATGCTTCGCGCGCAAAAAAGAACGTCGCCCCGATCTGACGACTTTTGAGCAGATTGCGGAAACGTACCTTTTGGTTATACCAAATCTGCTGATATTCAAACATCTGCTCCCTGAAAATTTCCTGCAAGCGCAACACCTGCTCCGCCGTGAAACTATTGGGCGCAGGCTTCGTTGCCGAGCGCACATTCTCACGCTCCCGACGCTCACGCGGCGGCTTGTCGATAGTCGGCACATCCCAGGGCAGGCCGTCTGAAACCACAGGCGCGGCCGCCTGCTCGACCTCATTCAAATCAGGCTGACGCGCGTCGGCTTTCTTGCCGCCAGATACCAGCGCAAAAAGCTGCCGCATCTCTTTATAGTCGGCGTCTGATTTCTTCGGCTGCGCAATCAAAACATGCAAACGCATTTCCGCCGACGCAGCCACGCGCACCGCCGGACTGCCGCCGTCCCAATTATCGCGGCTCTTCCACGAGTAAACCGCCGGAGCCTTAAGACCAAGATGTCGGGCAATCTCCGAAATACGCCAGCCCTGCCAATAAAGCTCACGCGCCATCAAGCGCGGATCGACGTTTGGTTTGATTAAAGATTCTTTTGTCATCTCTCAAAAAATAAAAAAGTCTGAAAACCAAACAATCAATGATTTTCAGACCGCCTTAAACCCAAACGCCTTTTAAAAAAATCCTCAAAAATCGCAAAGCATAGATAAAGAGCTTAACGCTTGCCAAACTATGCCCATCCACACGCGAGACATCCACCTATGACCTATAAAAAAACCGATTGGCGCGTCATCGGCGTCAGCGGCGAAACCGCAGACGGCCGCACCATCTTAGACAAAGAGCTGAAAGAAATGGCCGAGCAGTACGACCCCGAAATCTACGGCGCGCGCATCAACCTCGAACACATGAATTTTCTGTTTCCCGATTTCGCAGGCGGCTACGGCGACGTCGTCGAACTCAAAGCCGAGCCGTGGGCGAAAGACGAAACCAAAACCGCCCTGCTGGCCAAGCTGAATATTACCGAGAGCCTCCAGAAACTCTGGGACAGCGGCCAAAAAATCTACACAAGTATGGAAATCACGCCGCGCTTTGCCGATACAAAAAAAGCCTACCTGACCGGCCTCGCCATTACCGACACCCCGGCAAGTCTTGGCACGACTGCAAACTACACCGCCGCCAAGAATAAGGCCGAAGAAAAAATCTTTACCGCCTACCGACCAACCGAAACGCAGGAAATCGCCATGACCAAGCCTCAAGACAGCAACCAAGACAGCAACCAAGCCGCTACCACCGTCAAACCGCTGACAGAAGAACACGCCGAAAGCATTTTCAGCCGCCTGTTTGCCAAATACTTCGGCAAAAAAGAACCGGAGCAGCCGGAAACCCCGGCCATCAATCCGGAGCAACCAAGCGAGCCAAAAGAAGGCCAGCAAATCAAGCAAGATGGCTGGGACGGTTTCGGCAAAGCCGCCCAATTAATCGAGAAACTGGACGAGAAAATCGAAGCCCAGCAAACCGAATACAACGCCCTGCGCGCCGAGTTTGAAAAATTCAAAGCCGAAATCGAAGCCAGCCCATACACCGGCCAACGCCAAGAACACAGCGGCAGCCAATCCGCCGACCGCATCGTTTGGTAAGCAAACCGAAATCCACCCATCCCCAAATCCACCCATCCCCCAATACCACAGAAAGCGCACATCATGAACCAAACTAAATTAAGTCTCGCCATCGCCGCGATGATTTCCGACGTCGCCGCCGCTCAAGGCATCAGCAAAGAGCAAGTAAGCAACGGCTACACCATCGCCCCGACCGCCGTGCAGACCATGTACGACGAAATCGCACAAAACACCGAGCTACTGCAAAAAATCAACCTGCGCCCGAAAACAGAAAAAGTCGGCGAAGTCATCGGCCTCTCATCCGGCTTGATCGGCAGCAATACCGACACCACCGGCGCAGGCAAAGAACGCAAACCCAAGCCAATCCACAACTTGAGCGGCCGCAAGTACACGCTCGAAAAAACCAACTTCGACGCCGCCTTGCGCTATGACGAAATCGACCAATGGGCGCACCTGACCGATTTTCCGAAACACATCAACAAAAAAATCGCCGAATCCATCGCCCTGTCTTTGCTCACCATCGGCATGAACGGCACCAGCCGCGCCGCAGATTCTGACGCCTCCGCCAACACAATGCTGCAAGACGTCGCCAAAGGCTGGCTGCAAAAAATGCGCGAGGAAAACAAATCACGCTGCATCGGCACAACCGGCACATCGACTGCCTCCGTCCCATACGGCCCGGGCGCAACCGATTACAAAAACCTCGATGCCGTCGTCACAGACGCGCTCAACGTCATGATGGACGAACGCTTCGCCGACCGCTCCGACTTTGTCGTCTTGGCAAGCCGCCGCACTGTTGGCGACAAATACCTGCGCATCATCAATAAATCAGGCGAGATTTCCACCGAAATCGAATCAGGCGGCCGCTTGAACAAAGAGCGCACATTGGGCGGCCTGCCGGTCATGTACGTCCCCAATATGCCGCAAAACACCCTGCTGATTACCCCGTTGTCGAACCTGTCGATTTACTACCAAATCAGCGGCGAGCGCCGTCAAATCGTGGACAACCCACGTAAAGACCAGCTCGAGAGCCTGCAATCGAAGAACATCGACTTCATTGTCGAAGAATATGGCGCGGCGGTTTTGATTGAAAACCTGACCTACACCAAATAAAAACAGGGGGCGCAAGCCCCCGAATACAAAAAGAAAGGCCGTCTGAAATGACCCTACTCCGCCAACACTTTGACCAAAGCATTGCCGCAACAGCCGCAACAGACAACATCGACATCAACGCCCTGTCTGTCTATCAGCGCCTCTACAAAAGCCTCAAAGACGACAAAGCGATTCTAAAAAATATCGACTCCATCCAAGACAAAATCATCGCCAAAGCCGCCATGATTCCGAATTATTCCGACTGGATTCAAGGCGTCATCGATACCGGCCGCGCCGCCGAAGACGACCAAGTGACCCCGACGCTCTTGGTTTGGATGATTGACACAGGCGCGCTCGACGCCGCCATGCCGTTGGCGCAACTCGCCATCGAGACACAAATGGCCTCGACCGACGAATACAGCCGCACCATGCCCGAAATCATCATCGAGCAAATGGCCGAGCAAATCAGCGCAGGCAGCGACATCAGCCTGCCCAACCTGCAAACCCTGATTGACTGGGTAACAGCCAAAGCAGACAACGGCCTGCACATCAACAACATGCCCGACCAAATCCGCGCCAAATTGCTCAAAGCCGCAGGCGAGCGAGCCGAAGAGCAAGGCGAAGACGAACACGCCCTCGCCCTCTACGAGCAAGCCTACGCCTACAACGCGCGCAGCGGCGTCAAAAAACGCATCGACGCGCTGAAAAAACAGCTCGAAAAATAAAAGCTCCCCCGCCGTATGGCAGACGGCGGCCTGTCTGCAAGACCAATCCCTTACAGCCTGCGCCGCCGCCCCTGCCATACCCCCAATAAAAAAGGCCGTCTGAAATGACCGGATTTAACTTTAATACCGCCGCCCCAGCCAACACACAAACCATCGACAAACAACACATCGACAGCGGCGACTTTTGGCCGGTCATCGACCTGGACGAGCTGCGCCGCGACATGCGCATCGACACCACCATCACACCAGACCGCCTCTTCGAGACCGCCGTCAACGCCGTCGCCTACGTCAACGACCAGCTCAAAGACATCATCGCCATCGTCCCATTGGCGCAACACATCAGCCAAACCGACCCACGCCGAATCAACGGCGAGCCGCTCGCCAACATCCGCTACCGCCGCGCCGTGTACAGCTACACCAAAGCCCTGCTCCTAGAGATTTACAACGACTACGACAGTACGGGCAAAACCGCCGCACGCAGCGACGCCAAACAAGAGACCGCCGAAGACTACCGCCGCGAAGGCCATCACGCCATCGCCGAGCTGCTTAAAAAGCCGCGCATCGATTGCGAGCTGATTTAAAGGCCGTCTGAAATGCACATCCAAAACAACACCATCATCACGCGCGACGGCGACACCATCAGCCGCCTAGCCTACGAGTATTACGGCAAGTCCAGCGGCATGGTTGAGCAAATCCTCGCCGTCAATCCAAAACTAAGCCGCCAAGCCGTCCAACTGCCTGCCGGGCTGACCATCGTCATGCCCAAAATCGAACAAAACCAAACAATCAAAACTATTAATTTATGGGATTAGAAAACGTGAACGAAACCAAAACCACCACCGCCATCAACGCGGCCGTCATCGTCATCGGCAGTTATCACATGGCCGCTTCTGTTGCCTTCGGCGCAGCCGTCGGCGCCAGCCTGTTTATTTTGAGCCAAAACCAACACAGCCCACTGACTAAGGCTTGGCTCTTCGCCGTTTCCTTTTTCAGCGGCATCTTTGGCGGCGAAACCGCCGCAGGGATTTTCAACTGGGTATTAAGCATCATCCGCCCGGATGCCCAGCCGCTGAAATTTAACGAATTTTTGGGCGCCGCCCTGTTTTCCGCCCTCGTCGTCGTCATCGTCAACCGCCTGATCGACTTTGTCGGCACAGCCAAGCCGACAAGCCAACCAAACCAAAATAAAGGAGAGAGTGAATGACCCCAATGCAAGCCGCCGCCATCATCTCCCTGACTGCTGCCGGAGCATGGCGCATCCTGTTTTTCGATACACGCGGTCGCACCCATAAGCCCCTCATTAGTTTTATTGCCTGGCTCAAATTCGCCTGGATGATCGGGCTGATGATTGCCGTGATATTCAAACTCTACTCCGCCGCCGTGTGGGGGCTGATTTTCGGATTAGCCCTCCATACCGGAGCATTAATTTGGCACGGCGGCAATGTAAACAGCATCCTGCCGACCTCGACCAAACATCAGACCAACCCATAAGAAAGCCTCACAAATGACTGAAAAACAAACCTACACCCTGGGCAAAACCAGCCTGTCAAAATTAAACGGCGTCCATCCAAACCTCGTTAAAGTCATCAAGCGCGCGATTGAGCTGACAAGCCAAGATTTCAGCGTAAACGAAGGACTGCGCACACTCGACCGACAAAAGCGACTTGTCGCCGCCGGTGCAAGCCGTACCCTCAACAGCAAACACCTAAAACAAACAGACGGCTACGGCCACGCCTCCGACCTTATTCCGTGGGGCGACTTCGACGGCAACGGCACCAAAGAGATTTCATGGGCGTGGGAAAATTTCTATCCCATCGCCGAAGCCATGCGCGCCGCTGCTAAAGAATTAAACATCCGCGTCCGTTGGGGCGGCTGCTGGGAAACCCTCAACGACACCAACAAGCCGACAACCCAACTCGTCGCCGACTACGTTGCCGAACGCCGCGCCGCCGGTAAACGCGCTTTTATCGACGGCCCACATTTCGAGCTTGCCTAAAGGACTAAAGGACGCACCATGAAAACAGTCATTTCATTCTGCATCGCCCTATTCCTCGCCTGCGCCCTATTGATGAACGGCCTGCTCAAAGCAAACCGCACAATCAAAGCCAAAGAGCAGGAAATCAAAACGCAGGCCGATACCATCAAGCAAAAAGAAGCAGCCCTGAAACTCTACCACCAGCGCAGCCGAGCCATGCAAGCGCAGCTCGACAAGCTGACAGCCGAAACGGCCGGCCAAAATGAGCAGATTCAGACGGCCATCCAAAAAAATCACGATTGGGCAAATCAGGCAGTCCCCGAAGACCTAGCCAAAACCATCAAATAAAAAAAGGGCGTGTTTGACACGCCCTATCTTAGAAAGTACAGCCATGAAAACGATATTTCCCATCTTACTCGCCGCCGCCCTGACCGCCTGCGCCACCAAAGAGCCGCTGACCATCCCAGCCGCCGACACCTGCCCACCAGTGCCGAAATGTACCGTCAATCCGCCAGCAGAAATCAAAACCAATGCCGACTTGGTTTATACCATTTCCGCCTACAAGACAGCTTTTCAGCAGTGCCGCCTCTACCGCGACACCCTCGCCGCCTGCCTCCACCAAGAAGAGGAGACGGAAAAATGACCGATTTTATCGACTGCGCCTGCGATCTGGAAGAAATGCAACGCGCCCACGCCTTAGCACGACAAGCCGACCGCGCCGCGCAAAACTACCCATCAGCCTATGAGTGCGAAGAATGCGGCGAACCCATCCCCGAAGCTCGCCGCCAAGCCGTCCCCGGCTGCCGCCTCTGTATCGACTGCCAACGAGAACAAGAAAAATATGGAAAAACCAGCTTTACTGCGCGCTGAAATCCAAAAGCATCTGCCCGAGCTGCGCCAAAATCCCGACAAGCTGACGATGTTTGTGACCAACGGCCAAATCGTCGCCTCGAAAGGCACATTGAGCCATGAGACCAAATACCGTTTGAGCGTCATGATTACCGACTTTACTGGCAACATCGACGTCTTAAACGCCGTCGTCATCGCCTGGCTGCAAGAGGAAAACCCACAAATAATCGGTCCGGGCGCGACCACCTCGACAGATTACAGCTTTGAAGTCGAGCTGTTGAGCAACAACACCTGCGACATCTTGATCGAATTAAACCTGACCGAGCGCACCACCGTGCTGACCGACGACCAAGGCAACATCGTCATCGGCCATCCGCGCAATGCCAACCATTCAGACCTGATGACCGCGCTGGGCATCGGAACAGACAAAAAATGACCGCCGACGCCTTAAATCTCTACATCAAGAACATTGACGAATACATTGCCAAGCTCTCCCCGACAGAGCTGCGCCGCCTGAAAAGCGATATTGGCAAAGTCGTTTTAAAAGCCAACCGCCAGCGCATCCGCGCCAACGTCGAGCCTGAAGGCAACGCCATGACGCCGCGCGCCGGTCACGACGACGAAGGACGAAAGCTCAAAGACGGCGAGCGGCTCAAAGTCGGCCAACGCTTTGTCTATCTCTCCGGCAAACACGCCGGACGAATCCGCCAATTTAAAAACATCAAGACCGCCGCCAGCGCCGCCAAGAAAACGCGCAGCAATACGGCCGCCTACGATCCGCAGTATGAATGGGGCTACGAGCTGGAAACGCGCGGCGTGTCAAAATTTAACAGAGACTATATCCGCGTCTTAGACGGCAAGCCTGCCAAAGAGCGGATGAAATCGCGCATGTTCACGAAAATACACCGCGCCAAATACCTGCGCGCCCAAATAGACAGCATGGGCGTCGCTATCAAATTCGTCAGCGGCCTGACAGCCTACATCGCTGCCGCCCACCAATACGGCGACGACGGCCGACCCGAGCGTCATCTCTTAGGTTTTAGTGATGGCGACCTCGAAGTCATTGAGAATCTAGTCATCAGCCACATGGCAGCCCACGAATAAAAAGGCCGTCTGAACCCGTTGTCAGACGGCCTCTCTTTTAAAAAAAACCATCAAAACCGCCAAAAATAGAAAAACCGCGTTTCCGTTGCCAAACTACGCACATCACACGCACGCGAACACAAACCAAAACCCAATGACCGCCGAACTCAACAGAAAAATCGCCAACATCATCAAGCAGGGCGTGATTGCCGAATCAGACCCGGCGCGCGCATTGGTACGCGTGCAGCATGGCGAGCTGACGAGCGACTGGCTGCCCTATTTCGTCCCATTCGCAGGCGGCGTATCCGTACACCGCCCCCCGAGCGTCGGCGAAAACTGCATCATATTGTCGCCAAGCGGCGAGACCGCCAACGGCATGGTTTTGTGCGGCATGGCATCGGCATCATTCCCAAGCCCTGCCCAATCGGCTGACGAGACCGTCGTCAAGTTTCCAGACGGCGCAATCATTAATTACAACCACGGCGCAGGCCAAATGACATTAAAAGCCGTCGCCAAGCTGACCATCGACGCGCCCGATACCCTAATCACCGGCAACGTTGTCATCCAAAAAATGACAACAAGCAACGGCCTGCTGACCTACACGGCAGGCATGAGCGGCAGCGGCGGCGAAGGAGGCGGCGGCACAACCATCAAGGGCGCAATCAACCACGAAGGCACGCTGACCAATACCGGCAAAATCACATCCAACGGCATTGTCGTCGATGACCACATTCACCCAGGCGACAGCGGCGGCAAGACAGGCAAACCAGAATGACCAACAGCGAAACAGGCCGTCAAATCGGCCTCTACGACCACATCCGCCAGTCAATAAAAAATATCCTGTTCACGCGCATCGGCACGCGCCTGATGCGCGAAGAATATGGCAGCCTGCTGCCCGAATTATTAGACCAACCGATTACCCCTGCCCTGCTCTTGCAATGCCAAGCGGCCGCCAGCGCCGCCATCGCAAAGTGGGAGCCGCGCATTGAAATTCAGGCGGCCACCGTATCGGCAGCCGCCGCCAACGACGCAAAAGTCATCATCAACATCGAAGCCGTCAACATCTCGACCGGCACACTTGAGACATACAGCATCAGGAAATAAAAATGCCGCAAATTGCCGACCTGTCAAAAATTCCAGCTCCCGACGTCATCGAAGAGATTGACTTCGAGAAAATCCTTGCCGCGCGCAAGGAGCGTTTCATTGCCGAATACCAAACGCCTGCCGAGCGTGAATATTGGCGCAAGGTTTTAGAGCTGGAATCAGAGCCGGTTGTCAAATTGCTGGAAGAGTGCGCCTACTCCGAAATGCTCATGCGCCAAGACTTTAACGAGCGCGCGAAAGGCTTGATGTTGGCATACGCCAGCGGCAGCGACTTAGACCAACTCGCCGCCAATGTCGATATTCAGCGCCTTGTCATTACCGAGGCGGACTACACCGTCGAGCCGCCCATCCAGCAGGTTTTGGAATCCGATGAATCATTGCGCCGCCGCGTACAAGGCGCGTTTGAAACGCTGACCACGGCAGGCAGCGAGGAATCATATTACCAACACGCCAAATCCGCGCACGGCCAAGTCGCCGACATCGCCGTCATCAGCCCGAGCGGCGCGGTTGTCGATATTGTCGTCCTCTCCAATCAAGCAGGCGGCGTGCCGTCTGAAGCCGTCATCAAAGCCGTGACCGAGGCCGTCAATGCCAAATACCGCCGCCCGACCGCCGACCGCGTGACCGTCAAAGCCGCCCAAATCATCGAGTATCAAATCAACGCGCAAATCATTGTCTATCCGACCCCCGACTATGAGCCGATTTTGGAAAACGCGCGCGCGCGTATGCGTGAAGCTGTGGACGAGAATTTCAAGCTAGGCCGCGACGTTGACCTATCTATGATTTATGCCGCCCTGCGCGTCGAGGGCGTGCAGAGCGTCGTCATCAGCCAACCTGCCGCCGCCATCCCTGTAACCCAATATCAGGCGGCATTGTGTACCCAAATCAATATCAGCTACGGCGGCCAAAATGAATAAATACCAAACCGCCCAGCCATCAACGCGGACGGCATTTGAGAAGAAATTCGGCGAAGCCGAAATCTACCCCGTCCCCTACGCCGTCGTCTCCGACCTCTGGAATCCCGACCGAATCCCTGCGCATCTGCTGCCGTATCTCGCCTGGGCATTGTCGGTTGACTATTGGAACGACACATGGGACGAGCAGCGCAAACGCGAAGTCATCAAATCCGCCTACCGTACCCATAAATTCAAAGGCACAAACGGCGCAATCGAAGAAGCCCTCAAGCCATTTGGCGTGACAGCCAAGATTACAGAATGGTTTCAGACCAAGCCACTAGGCTCGCCTGCCAGTTTTGGCCTGACCCTGATGGCAGAAGAAGCCATCAGCCAAGCCGACTATCAGGAAATGCTGCGCATCGTCCAAAAGGTCAAGCCGGTCAGCCGTCATTTAAGCGGCTTGACCGTCGGCGTTATGACCTACGGAAAACTCAAAGCCAGCGGCATTACCATCAGCGGCCAGCGCACGACAATTTACCCATACATCAAGCCGAAAATTAATTTAAAACCGGCAGGCCGCGCCGCCGCCGCATTACAACAAATCGACGTCATCACAATCAAACCGAAAGCCAACCCATGAGCCAACAATATTACACACTCGTCACCAACATCGGCGCCGCGCGCATCGCCAAAGCGACCGCATTAGGCACAGTCGTCAACTTGAGCCAAATGGCAGTCGGCGACGGCGGCGGCAACCCCATCACGCCGTCAGCCACAGCCACAGCCCTGACGCGCGAAGTGTATCGCGCCAGCCTCAATATGTTGGAGGTTGACGAGAACAACCAAAAGCAAGTCATTGCAGAGCTGCTCATCCCAGAAGAAGAAGGCGATTTCACAATTCGAGAAGTTGGCCTCTTTGACAACAACAACAACCTGATCGCCATCGGCAGCATTGCCGACAGCTACAAGCCGCGCCTCTCCAGCGGAACGGCAAGCCAACAAATCATCCGCATGGTCATCCAAATCGACAACACCGACGCCGTCGGCCTCAAGGTTGACCCGGCTGTCGTTTTGGCGACGCGAGAATTTGTTGAGCAAACAGTAAATAAAAAATTCGGCAACGTCGCCTACCGCGTGCCAAGCATTGCCGCCCTGCGCGAATTTAATAAGCCCGGCGCATCCGTCGTCATCGTCGAAAACTATCATGACGGCATCAACGGCGGCGGCGGCGTGTTTGTAAAATCTGACAATCAAGCCCTTGCCGACAACGCAGCCACAGTCATCGTCGGCGAATCTGGTACACGCTGGCTGCGCCAATACACCGCCTTGAACATTCGCGATTTTGGCTATGCTGAATTAAAAAACAACGCCGCCGAAACCATCGAAGCCGCCGAGCGCGCAGCATTAGGCGTGTTTGTTGATTGCTTAGGCTTAAAAATCGATACGAATAAAAAGTACCAAACAAAAAACAAATACGGCAACGGACAATTTACCGTCAACGGCACTACCGTCGATATGCCATACCAACCAATCCGCACAGGAATCGGGCGATTTATTAGCGGCACAGGAGCCGCCGCAAATCTCAAATCCAACGAATGGACAGGCACTGGATTGGTCGTCATCGGCGAGGGCGCAATGGCAAAAACCGAGAAATGCGTTTCTGGCATCGCCATCGGCGACCGCGCGCAGGGCTTTTCGCGTATCAGCCGCGACAATATCGCCATCGGTGCCGACAGCCTGATCAACGTACAAGCCGAGACCGAATGGTATGACCAGTCAAAAATGGCAGGCACGCGCAACATCGGCATCGGCGGCAATGCTGGCCGAGGAATCACAAGCGGTTTTTCCAATGTTTCCATTGGCCGAAACGCCGGGCAAGGCTTGGGCGAAGGCTCATCAAATATTGCACTGGGCGCTGGCGCGATGGCAGGGACGGCGCCTGTTGGTTTGACTGGCGACATCGAAGTTTTCTGGCCGTCTCCAACATCGAGAACAATCGCCATCGGCGAGGCCGTCTTGCAAACATATCAAGGCCGCGCCGCTCAAACAGCAATCGGCGGCAACGCGGCAAGAAATATGAAAACCGCCGAGAAAGTGACAGTCATCGGCGCGAACGCAATGGAAAGCCTCGAACAAAACCGCGCCCCAAACGGCGGAAATGTTGTCTGGACAGGCACAGAAACAGGCAGCTACACCCAATCGGGGGATACGATTACTTTGACATTTAATAATATTCGAGGGGCTAAGGTTAATTATTGGGTCGGAATCCGCCTGACATCAGGCGCGTCGCAAACCTTACAAAACGACGTCATTCCGGTAAAAGTCGTATCGGCCAGCGGTAATAATCTGACAGTTCGCAGCTCAAAAGAGCTGACCACCTCCGGCTCTGCCGAGCTGAAGTTCGTTTTTTCTGATACCTCATCCGCAACCCTCAACGAAGAGCTGACAATCATCGGCGCGAACGCCATGAATAAGGCAGTTACCGCAGGTTATTCGACCATCATCGGAGCTGACGCAGCGTTGTCAGGCACGAATTACCAAAAAGCGACCGCTGTCGGCGCGTCGGCGATGAGAAAAGGCAATCACGTTTCCAGCGTTGCCGTTGGCTATTGGGCATTGACAGACGCGAGCAGTGAGCGATGTGTTGTCATCGGCGATAGCGCAGGCTATCGAAACGTGCAAGGCGATATTTTGACAGGAAAAATCACAGGCTCCATCGCCATCGGCTACGGCGCGCGAATCAACGGCGACAACGAAATCCAAATCGGCACAAACGGGCAAACCCTATACGCCCCGACCGCCGTCAACATCCGCTCCGACGGCCGCGATAAAACCGACATCAAACCGCTTTCAGACGGCCTGAAATTTGTCATGGAATTGAAGCCGGTCACAGGCTACTACGACCGCCGTGATGCTTATGTTGACGAGCTTTTCAAAGACCTGCCAGAAGAAGAGCGCGCCGCCAAAGTGCGCGAATGGTGGAAGAACCCAACCAAAGACGGCCGACACAAAGAAGACCGCCAGCAGCATTGGTTTATTGCCCAAGACATCGCCGCGCTGGAGCAAGAGTACGGCCGCCTGCCGATGGTAAACATAAAAAACGACACATACACCATTGAATATGAGACTTTTATCCCAGTTTTGACCAAAGCAATCCAAGAGCTGGCCGAAAAAGTCGAGAAATTGGAAAACGAAAACAAGGAATTAAAAAATGACAAGATGCGTAATTGACCAAGACGGCTTGTTCGTGGAAGAGCAATATTTTGACGATGGCCGTCAAAGTATCGAAGCCGAAGTGCCGCCGCTGCAAGAAAACCAAGCGGCAAGATGGACGGGCGAGAGCTGGGAGATCCTCCCCGATTTTCGCGGCGAAGTCGTCTTTACCAAAGACGGCGAGAAAGTATGGAAAGAAATCGGCAGTCTGCCTGACGGCGTCAGCCTGACCCCGTTGGAAACGGCAAACTTGGCGGATTTAAAAGCCGCCATGCTGACAAACCTCAACGCCTCCGCCCAAACATTTGTTGACGGCCACTCCGGCGCGAGCCAAGTCCCCGATTTCGAGTTGGCGACATGGCCGCTCCAGTCAACCGAGGCGCAGGCGTGGGCTGCCGATAAATCAGCCGCTACCCCAATCCTAGACGGAATTGCAGCCGCGCGCGGCTTGGACAAAGACAAGCTCAAAGCGGCCGCTTTAAAAAAATCCCTGGCATATTCCGCCCTGTCTGCCATTGTTGCCGGTCAGCGCCAGGCAATCCAAGACCAAATCGAGGCTGCCAAAACCAAATCAGCCTTAGAAAAAATCAAAATCGAGTTTAAGCTGCCGGAGGCCGTCTGAATGAGCAAAGTTTATTTGGCATTGTACAAAGGCCGCAAAAAAATCCAATCGCCCAAAGACATCATCTACCGCTTGACTGATTGGGCCATCCGTAAAGCGACGCACGGCGAATATTCGCACTGCGAAATCGCCATCCGACTGCCTGATGGTCAGTTTGACTGCTACACATCGTCCCATCGGGACGGCGGCGTCCGTTGCAAGCGCATGGAGCTGCCATCTGACAAGTGGGATTTAATCGAGCTGCCCAAGCCCAATCTGACCTACGGCCGCGCGATGAAACTATGGCGCGAAACCAAAGGCAAGAAATACGACCTGTCAGGCGTTTTGGCCGTCAAGTCGGTTTTCCGCCGTCTGAAAATCCGCCAATCGCCGAATAAATGGTTTTGCTCCGAATGGTGCGCCGAAGTAATCGGCTTTGGCGATCCGTCCAAATATTCGCCGTCAGACCTTGCCGCCGCCATGAAGCAGGAACAATTTTAAAAAATCCCCAAAAAATCCAACGCGCTCGCCACACGCGTGGGATTAATTTTTAATAGTAATCTACTACATAGCCATCAATCGACCAACCCATCAAAAAGGAAGCCCCAATGGCAGAAGCAAACCGCCATCATGGCATCACAGCCAACGAATACACCGAAGGCGTGCGCAGCATCAGCGACATTTCCACCGCCATCATCGGCATGGTTTGTACCGCCGAAGATGCCGACGCAAAAGTATTCCCTCTCAATACGCCGATTTTTGCGACATCAGCCTACGACCTGCTCGCCAAAGCAGGCACGAAAGGCACGCTCGCCAAATCCCTCGACGCCATCGTTGACCAAGCCGACGCGCAAGTCGTCATCGTGCGCGTTGCCGACAGTAAAAATACCGAAGAACTCAAAGCCAACGTCATCGGCACAGCCGAGGGCGGCAACTACACCGGCCTAAAAGCCCTGCGCCGAGCCAAAGCCGTGACAGGTTTTACCCCGAAAATCTTGGGCTGCCCCGAGCTTGACAGCCAAGATGTTTTGACTGAATTGGTAGGCGTCGCCCAAGCGACGCGCGCCTTTGCCTACGGCAGCGCAGGCGGCAACCCCGACATCACAGAAGTGGGCAACTACCGCAAAAACTTTGGCCAGCGTGAGCTGATGTTGATTGACAACGAGTTTATGGCATTCGACCCCGCCACCAAGAAAACCGAGACCGCCGCCACCATCGCCCGAGTATTGGGTGCGCGTGCCAAACTCGACAAAAATGTCGGATGGCATAAGTCAATCTCAAATACAGAAATCAACGGCGTCAGCGGCCTGAAATTCGCGCGCAGCTTTGACCTTTTGGACAAAAACTGCGACGCCAACACCCTCAACAACAAAGACGTCACCACCCTGATCCGCGAGGACGGCTTCCGCGTTTGGGGCAACCGCACCTGCACCAACGACAGCATGATGGCGTTTGAAGTCGCCACGCGTACCGCCCAAATCATCCAAGAGACCATCGCGTCCGCATTTATGTGGGCTTTAGACAAGCCGATGCATAAGAGCCTGATGGAAGACATCATCATGGCCATCAACGCCAAATTGGCGCAGTACGTCAACAAAGGCTACATCTTGGGCGCGCGCGTATTTATCGACAAAACCCTCAACACCTCCGAAACCGTACAAGCCGGTCAATTCACAATCAGCTACGAGTTCACATGGGTGCCGCCACTGGAAAACTTGGTTTTCAACCAACACGTTACCGACACCTTCTTTGTTAACTTGGTTGACAAGGTCATCACATTCGCCAACACCTTGAAACCGACTACCGTCTAGGCCGTCTGAAAGGAAACCCACCCCATGAAAATGCCAAAAGTCCTCAAAGGCTTTAACTTATTCGTCGATGGCGAGAACCAATACGGCGTAATCGTCGACATCACGCGCCCAAAAATCAGCCGCCAAACCGAAACCTACACGCCTGGCGGCGGCATGATTGAAATGACCGTCGTCCACGGCTTTGAAAAGCTGACAATGGAAATCACATCCAAAGGCTACGACGCCGATATGCTCAAATCTATGTCAAGCAGCATTGACGGCAAGCTGCTGCGCTACCAAGGCGCGCTGCAAGAAGAAGACGACACAGGCTACCAAACCCTCAAAGGCGAAGCGCGCGGACGCATTACCGAAGCCGACCCCGGCAGCGACAAACAAGGCGAAGGCGGCGAGCATAAATTTACCGTCGAGCTGGTTTACTGGAAAGAAAGCGTGGACGGCAGCCCCATCGTCGAAATTGACGTCTTAGGAAATAAAGCCGCTTTCGACGGTCAAGACGAACGCGCCGGACTGCGCGCCGCTTTGGGCTTGTGATGAAAACCAAGAATCTGGCCATCTACCAGGGCGACACCTATTTATTCAAAGTCGCCCTGACCAGCGAAACAGGCGAGCCGTTGCAAACCGACGGCCTGTCTTTTGCGCTGGCCGTCAAATTTCCCGACGGCGCAACCATCACGCCCGAGCTGACCGTTGACGGCAACATCGTCAGCATGCTGTTTCCATCCGCCCTGACCGCCGCCATCACGCACACAACCGCCGAATATGACCTCCGCGCCATCAGCGGCCAGTACGTCAAAACCTATTTGCGCGGCCAACTGCACATCACGCCGAGCATCACGCCCGTGACCGCAGGTGCAGGCGGCGAAATCCACGAAGAGGCCGTCAGCGTTGCCGTTTCCGAAGCCGCCATCATCCGCGCGGCTGGAAATCAAAGCCCGACGGCATACGATGACAGCGAAATCAAGCAACGGCTGACCGAGCTGGAAAACCGCCAAGACCGAGACACCGTCTACGACGACAGCGACCTGAAACGCCGCCTTGCCGCATTGGAAGGCCGCCAAGACAAAGACACCGTCTACGACGACAGCGACCTCAAACGCCGCCTCGCCGCCTTGGAAGGCCGCCAAGACCGAGACACCGTCTACGACGACAGCGACCTGAAACGCCGCCTCGCCGCACTGGAAGGCCGCCAAGACCGAGACACCGTCTACGACGACAGCGACCTGAAACGCCGCCTGAACGCGCTGGAAAGCCGCCCAGCCCCAAAAGCAGAATCTCCATATAGCGAGATGCAGGAAGGCTATATCGCCCGTGAGAATTTCGGATTCATCCCCGAAAACAACACACCGGCCACAGTATCTTTCCCTCAGCCATTCAGCCGCCGCCCCGACATTTTCGAGGCTTGCTTAGACATCCGAAGCAATTCGGCGCGCCTGCAATACATCCAAAACGTGACCGCGTCAGGCTTTGACCTGGCCACCAATTACAGCCCAGAGTTAAAAGGCGTTTGGTATCGCGCCGCCATTTTAAAATCCCAATAGGAGCAAACCATGCAAACCATCAAAATTAACGACGACAACACCCTGACCATCGAGCTTTCCACCGGCGAGCGCTACACCCTGCGCGAGCCGCTGGCCAAAGACATGGAGGGCTTGGGTCAGGATTTGATTAAAGTCAAACACACCGACACCGTCCAAAAACTGCTGGGCAAAATCTCAACGCCGCCGCTGACGCGTGTCGCCTATGGCAAATTGAGCATGTCGGACGCTCAAGTCTTAAATGTTGCCATTGATTTTTTTTCAGCGCCGCCGTCAGCCAAAGCCGAGATGGAGGCAGCCTTGCAGGACTTGGGCTACTCCCAAAGCTCAAATTCCGAGCCGAACACATCAGCCGAATCCTAAGCGGCGAAGCCGACATTTATCAGGCGGCGGCAGAAGATGAGAAAAAGTATTACAACCTAATCAATGACTGCCTCGCCCAATGCGCGGCGACCTTCGGCAGCCTCGACAAGTTTGAGCAGTGCAACATCGCCGAGCTGATTGAGTGGACCGACAAAGCCGTCCAAATCAACACGCCCGAAGAATAAACAAAGGCCGCCTGAATATTTCAGACGGCCTTTTGTAATCAAAAAACAGGAAACATCATGTCTAAAAGCCTCGAATTAAAAATAATCATGTCGGCCACCGACAAAGCCAGCGCGGCTTTCAAAAAGCTGCGAGAGGGCGGCAACGTTTTAGCGCAAAGCCTGAAAAAAGCAGAGGCTGAATTGCATGACCTGGATAAAGCCCAAGAAAATCTATTAAGAAAAAACAAATTAAATAAAGAATTAAGCAAAAACGGCGAAGCATTAAGAAAAAACGCCGCCGAAATCCGCCGCCTGAATAACGAAATCGCCAAAACAGGAACAGCGAGCAAAGAGCAAGAAAAAGAATTAAGAGACTTGACTAAAGCAAACAAAAAGCTGACGCAGGCGCAAGAGAAAAACTGGGAGAAAGTCAGAAAACTTGACCAGGCATTATCCGCCGCCGGTATCACTGCCAAAACATTCTCAAACGCCCAAGACCAATTAAATAAAAAACACGACGCGGCATCTAAAGCAGTAGAAAAGCAACGGCTGGCATACGAAAAATTACAAAACGCCCAAAATAAAGCCGCCGCCGCCAAATCCCAAATGACCGAAGCAGGCATGCGCGCCGTCGGCCTGATGTACACCGCGCGCGGCATTGCCGACACCACGCGCAACGTCCTCTCAGCTCCGGTCAAAGCCTATGCCGACACCGAAACCGCATCCACCGACCTGCGCGCGGCCATGATGGACAATACCGGCAAAGTCTCCGCCCAATATAAAGACATCGACAACCTGGCCACGCGCTTGGGCGACCGCCTGCCGGGTACGACGGCCGACTTTAAGAACCTGATGACCATGCTGATCCGTCAAGGCATGAGCGCGAAGACCGTCTTGGGCGGTACGGGCGAAGCCGCCGCCCTCTTGGCCGTCCAACTCAAAAAAAGCCCCGAAGCCGCCGCCGAGATGGCCGCCAAGCTGCAAGACGCAACACGCGGAACAGAAAAAGAAATGCTGGCCATCATGGACCAAGTCCAACGCCTCTACTACGCAGGCACGGACGACAGCAACATCTTGGGCGCGTTTTCCAAACTCTCCCCCGCCCTGGATACCCTAAAAATCAAGGGCGAGGCCGCCATGAAGATGATGTCTCCGCTCGTCGGCATGCTTGACCAAGCAGGACTGTCGGGCGAATCGGCAGGCAACGCCATGCGTAAAGTATTCACGCGCATGATGGATACTAAAAAA